TTCGCCTTCGGTAGCGCTAGCCTTAGCACCTGCTATTGTTGCCTCTGATTCTGCTACTGCCTTGGTTAACTCAGGATCTTTTGCTATTTGTATTTGTGCTGCTGATGACGCTTTAGCCTCTAAACCTAATTTAATTGCCGCCGCTTTACCATCTACAGTTTCAAGGTTAGGATCCGCTTTTACCGCTGCAACATTTGAGTTGAATTCTCGTTGACTAACGGATATACCTTGATTGCCCAACACTAAACTAGACACTGCGGCAATATCACCTAGTACGCCTTGAGTATCACCGGCTTGTAACTTGGCTAACGTTTCCATTGACTCGGTAACATCTTCGCCTGAACCCTGCTCAATACGTGTTTGTATTTGAGCGATGTTATCAAGCAAGAATTGTTGTGCGCCTTGTATATCGTTACTTTCAAGGAAAGGTTTTAAGCGCTGGCCTGTTTGATGCAGGTTAGTTAACCGTTGCGTGTCTCTATTTTGATTTAGAGTCTGCTGATTAATATCAACACCTTGCTGTGCTTGCTGTAACTGTAAAGGGTTTAACAAAGCTTGTTGTTGTTGTGCTTGTTGCGCTCTGATATCTCGCGTTTGAGCGTTCATCAATGCGTTTTCAAATATATTGATAGCTGGTGCTACGCTTGCTACTTGACCTCGCAACGCTATCTCAGGAATGATTGCCATTTTTATAATCCTCTTTGGTTTATCATGGCGCTAACCTTGTGCCGGTTTGTGTTATTGTTGGACCACCGAATGCACCGATGGCAGCGCCACCAATTTGACCGGCTAATTGAAGTATATTCCCTGCGCCTTGGCTTCTAGCGTTAGCAGCACCAACAAGTCCCGCCGCTTCTGCTGCTGCTGCACCTGTTAATAAGTTACCTTGATTTGCCGCCGTACCTTGTAAAATATTAGCCTGATTAAGTGCTGAATTTTGAATGATGTTAGATCTGCCGCCAGCTGTATTTTGCAGGATACCACCTTGGCTAAGTGCTGTACTTTGACCAAGATTCAACAAGTCGCCGATAGATTGCTTTTGCTGTGCAATTAATGGTGATGCAGTTAATAATGCGTTGTTGTTTAATTGGGTTAGTGTATCGCCGGAAGATAAACGACCTCTTGAGGCTGCTAACTGGCTTGTTTGCCTGTTCGCATTATCTAAACCTAATTGGAATAAAGGATTGTTTTGCAAGAAATCAAATTGAGCTTGAGGGTCAGTTAAGAAACCAGCTTGATCGATACCTTGTTGCCCGACTTGCTGGAATGGGTCAAGTAAAGCACCGGCTTGCTTGCCGCCTTGCTGTATTAGCCTTTGCGAAATACCGCCCGCGTTACGAACAAGAGAGCCAGCCTCTTGACCTGCTACGCCAACTTGATCAGCTGCTAATGTTGCAGCTTCACTTTGTATCTCTCCGCCTCTTATGGCTGCTTTTGCTGATGTTTTACCTGTAAGATTCCGGACAAAGCCCATTACTTATACCTCAATACATTTACGTTATATGTTTTACCATTCTTTATATAGTCGTTTTCTTTTACCTCGATAACTTCAAAGTTATTCAACAAAGCAAAATCTAAAACGTTTTTATATAAATCTGGTATCTCTGCGTAAAGTGGTACAGTTCCCCGAAACCCAAGGGATTGTTGTCCGAAGTTAATCGCGTGTTCTTTTCTATACTGCGGTAAGACTTGTACGTGGCACTCATTACCGTTTTTGTACTTATGGTATATCATAACACCAATAGGTTCACCTTTCACGTAACCGACTATATAGAAATACTCGTCAGTCATTGGTGGCTCAAAATCTTCTAATTTCGGGCAATCATCGCTTGATATGGTGTCGTATATTTCAGGGTGACAAAGCACCGTTTTAATATCGTCAATATTATGACACTCTTTAATAATCATAACTCACGACCTGAAGCGGTAAAGTATAAAGAAGTTAACACCGATGATTCAACTTGTAACGAGCCACCCGCTGGTATTACTTGATTTACGATGCCGATACCCAAATCATTCTCACCCCATACCACAACCTTAAACGGTATGATTGGCGCTAAAACACCTGAAGCTGATTTCACATAAGCTTTATAGCTAGCGTTAACTACTGAGTTATTAGTTACTGTGAAAGCATCAATAACAACATCTTTATCTGATGGCGCTGAAAATGCCACCTGAACAGTATCAACGACAGTATTTAAAAAGTTATCAGTTAATTGTTTTGTAGCCATTATCTTTCCTTTTGATTTCTTCGTGCTGTAACTCTTCTATCTGTTCAGCGTGATTAAATAATACTCGGTCAATTATATTTACTCGATAAGAAAAGACAGCGCCTAGTATCACGATAATAATACCGATTAAAATCTTTTCTTTGTCGCTCATACTTTATCTACCTAGTTTGCACAACAAATGAACTGTCTAACTCTGCTGTGACGTTGTTAGTCGCGCCGATGTTTGCTACTTGGAATTTTACATAATCATTTTTATTTAATGTTATGTTGTCAAAATAAACGTAATAACCAACATCTCTACCACCTTGAAGCGCGTTAATAACTCTTTTTTGTATTTTTTGATCATCAAAAGAAGTGGTAGCACTCCTAAATACAACAGCCTTTATTGCAACAACATCGTTTGCTGTTCCATCGATAACAAATTGAGCGCCTACTTGGTACTCTCTCGGCGAGTCTCCCAAGTGCCTTAACTGCCCGTTTGATGGCGAATCAAAATGAGTTAACCCGCTTGCCGTGAATGTACCAGCCAAATCAACATAAACACCATCAGTTACAATTGTTGTTGTCACCTCTACTGTCGTGTTGGCCTCGCCACCTACAAAAGTATTGTCAATACCGTTGTTACCCATCCACTCACTAATTAAATCTGCTGCTGCAACATTGGGTAGTATGTTTGTATCTGTCGCATCAAACGCGCCATTTCTGGTGATTAAGCAACCATCTAGTTGTAACGTTGATGGGTTGACAAAGTTTGAAGCGGCAAAATCTAGGAATGAAGCGCTAGCAGGTAAATCAATATTTTGATTCGACCTAAAACGTGAATTCATAACAAAGCCAGCGCCAGCACTAAATAAGGAGTAAACGCCATCAACTAAACCCCTAACTATTGACGTATCAATAAAATAACCACCCACCCATGTACCAACTAATGTTAGCTCTGGCTTACCGCCAAACCGACCTGTTCCAACCTCTAACCCCTGTCTATAGCTTGTTAGTGAGCCAAGCGAAGAGCAATCATTGTAATTAATTCTAGTGAATTCGAATGCGTTAAACCCTGTTGCATCCGTTAGATTATAAACTTGAGATCCGATTCCGGTTATCTCTACAGCATAATCAACACCTAAAACGTTACCGCTACCACCTACGGGTGATGTGAATAATGTATAGCCATCATCGGAGCTTATCAGTTTTGAGATGTCGAATGTCGTACCTACTATGCTAACACCACCAGCAGGTACTTCGATGTTAAACCCTGTTCCGGTAAAATCAATAACACCATCTATAACATAAACTTTTGTACTGTCGATTGTAGTACCAAGTGTTGTCGCTATATTACCTTGATTACATACAATTGTGCTTGCTAGATTGTCTGCAAATAACTCAGTAAAGTTAGCGTTTATTTTTGTTGCGCCTGTGAATAAATTATCACCCGCTTTAGCGTCAGCAGCGCCTATAATTATCGGTTGAAATGCCATTATGCAATTACCTTATCAAAAGTTATCTTTGTGCTATCGAATGTAAAACCAGTTGTATCAATTGTGAACTCTGGTAGACCATCAAACTGCCTTTGTAAAAATTGTATTTGTGCCATGAACCCCGAGTAAACAGGAGATTCATTAATTAAGCCTGAGTTGATATTTATTGTATCGGCGTTGATTTCTATTTGGTCGGTGTTACCAGTAATTGCTAGTGCGTTTATAGCGATGTTCTCTGCGTTTTCCGCTACACCTTCCGCACCCTCACTTACAAAGTCAACGTTTGCGCCTGTTCTATTCCAAAGCTGAAATATAATAGTGTTCTGTTGCTCAATGAACGCTCTTACTTCTGGGTCACTTAAAAAAGCTTTAGGTATTCTTAGAAGGGGCGGCGGATTTACGGATATAGCCATGATTATTTCCCAGCAAGTCTTAAATCAATTGTTGCACTGAATATCGTATAGTTTACAGGGTCAGTGGTTGATATGCGAAAGATTCGATCGTAAAAAGAACCCAAATCAAACCACTCAACCTGTAATGTAAACTCACCTAATCGCCCAACGCTAGGCCATGAACCAGCGCGCCATGTTCTGCCGCCATCGTCACTATATTCAATCATGATACGAGGGTTATCACCTTGCCCGGCAATTACACCGACACCAGTTTCCATGATTAGTTTTAAGCACGACATTTGCACGCGCTTACCTTTGGCGCCAAGTAAGTCACCGTTAGCACTCTGAGTTGTTCTGATGCGCTGTAATGGCTCGCCGTTATTCGTGAAAGTATTTAAATCTAATTCGTAAACGTTACCGTTATCAACATCAGCAACAAAGTTTTTACCGTAAGCACTAATGATTGATGTGCCTTGATACTTTGATGATTGATTGGGACTGTTGACGCCTGAAGATAATTCAAACCAACCGTTAACGCCTAATAGCTCGCTAATGACAAATGTTTTATTGCCTGAAGGAAATGTTATCGAGTAGAAGTTTTGGCCCTCAAATGTAAATGTATTACCAATGGCATCGTCAACTCTTGAATATTTTTGAATCTCGTTTGATATTGCATCAGTGCTTATTCTTTCTTCTCTGCCGGCTGATGATCGATATATAGAGAAATCATCACCTAACCAGTAAAATGCTTGGTCAGTTTGGTCTATTGAGTTTATAGCAGCGAGGCCAACAGTAAATATGCGGCCTTGTAACTTAGCAATAGGAGGTGCGCCAATACCTGAATTATACCAACCAACAATAGAGCGAACACCACAACGATAAATAACTTCGTCAAATACATAATCCCTTACTAGGTCATCTGGCAAAGTTTCCTCACCGATGATATTTAAACCGCTAGCCTCGCCACCGTTACCAACATCTGAAACAGTGGAAAATTTATCTTTAGTGTAAATGAATTGGTTATTAAAGAAATCAACGGACTTTGCGCCGGTAATATTTACGTTGGTAACTTCGGTCACTGCATTAGTGTCGGTCGTGTATTTCCAAACCTTTAAGTCTGCAACGATAAACATGTTAATACCATCGTTGGCAATAATAGCGCGACCAGTGCCAGGGATAGTGCCTCGCAAGGTGTGATTGCCTTGACTGTCTATCTCATAAAGTGAAGTACCTTTAACTTGATAATTTATTTCAGCCATGCGATTAAAGCCGCGATCAATACCTGGAGCATTACCTAGTACCGGCAAACCAGGGAATGGCATTAATACAAATTGGTCTTTGCCTAACTCGTTAAGTTGAGGATACCAGTTTTGTGTTACCTGACTTGATAAAGGCTTAGACCTGCTTTGATATGATGGCCCCGTAACTTGTACAGGTATTGTTTGAAATGGCATTAAGGCGCCCACCCTACTGTTTGCTGTGGCATAAGTCCGTTTCTGCTTTCGAGCTCTGAAAGGTTGGCAGACTCGATAGCACTAAAGAAGTTACCTGTATAAATTGACTCTTGCTCGAAGTCTTGCGCTCTGATAAATGCCTGCCTAAGTGCGCCGTATAAATAAATATTTGGGTACTTATCAAGAATTATATTTGTTTGGTTTGCTAACGTTAAAGGCGTAAAGTCTTTAAAGTAATTAATAGTTACGGTCCATACTTCTTCGGGTACGATATCAAAAGCAATTTCATCGCCTTGTATTGTGAAAAAGCAAGGTGTGCCGGTGCCGTCTCTTATCACCATTTGTTCTGGCGTTCTAAATAATAACTTTCCAATAATATTAGGCAAGGTTATTGAAAAGTTTCTAGCCTTTTTAAAGCCATCTGGCAAAGCTAAAAATCTGGTGGTTATAACTGTTAGTGCAGTTGAAATAGTTTCAGCTTCACTAATCTTTAATGATTCGGTTGGATTGGATAACATTTCCTTTTCAGCCAGCAAGATAAAATCATCGATTTCAGTATCTAAACTGGTCCCGCGCTCTATTCTTTTTGATATAGACTTAATAAGATTGTCGTAAGTGTCTAATGCCATGATAAATCCTAGATAAAAAAAGGGAGGCTTTACCCTCCCTGTTTGCTAATCTTCTTTAGCTTGCTTTTTTGCTTTAACTACTTCCATCCAAGAACCTAAATCCTCTTTAGATGAAATGGTAAACTCTTCATTTACTTTTCTGAGTTTACCGTAAAAGCCAACTTTGATCGCTTTGACTTTCATACTTCACCTATACGATATCGTAGTTATTGTTGTAATCAGTTTTAGCGTCAACCATTGAATAAGGCTGTAGATAAGCATCAATAGTATGTGTTGGTGAGCTACCACCCGCAATAAGGCTAAGGCGCAAGTAGCGTTCATTAGATAAACCTAACGGCAATACAATTTTCTGACCAGCCAAAAGACTTGTCACAACTTCAGACGTACCGATAACAGTCGAACCAGACATGTTTTCGTTCGGTGAAGTTTGAATTTCAAATTGCAATGTAGGAGTAGTGCCGCCAGCGTCAACTGAAGAACTAACCATAACCGCCATGTGTTCGCCTGGGCCAATGTTTCGATCAACGCCTAAATCAATAACGTTGGTTGAAACTGCTGTGGCTGTTAAAACTTGACCATCAGCGAAAGCTTGTTTTGAATCAATAATCATAATGTACCCCTTAAGAAATCGCTGCTTCGGTGTTAATAATAGTATCCATGATTTTAACAGGAGTACCTAAAAACGTAAGCTGATGAATGTTTTTGCCAAACTGGTTAATAGCTGGCTCGATTGTAACTGCTGCTGAACTCTTTTCAAGTGCAGCTAGGCGTAAGTGTGATGCAACTGTACGGTTAACATAAAACACATCTTTAACTGATGTAATGTTAGGTAAGCGATCTTGCGCTCGAGCCATTAACTTAATAATTGCCGTTGCTGCTGTAGATAACTGCGTACCTGTTTGCGCCACTAAATCACTAACATCGATGTTTGCAATACGAACGGCATAGCGCCAATCTTTAACAACTAGGCCATTGTCCCAAGTGTATAAATCAGCATAAGCGCGGAAACGGTTGTTGTTATCATCAAAGGCGTCGATTTCACCTAAATCTTGATGATCCATACCAGCTTTAGAGCCTTTAGGATAAACACCGTAAACAGTTTGTGAACCCCAACCAACAAGTAATATTGAAGTATTGTCTGAGCCTGCACCACCAGCCAGTAAGATGTTCTCACCGTTTGGTGCTGTAGTATCATTGTAGCGAGGGAAGAAGCCAACGTACTCTTCAGGGTTTGCAGCAGTACCATACATTAAAGTAGTTGCTTGAGTTTGGCCCATTGACTCAACAAATGCTGTTGACTCACTTAAGCGGAACGTTTGAAGATTACCATTTAACTTAGCGACCTTAACATCAACCTCTGAACGGGCTTCTAGCATTGCCGCATTCTCAACAACTTGTGCTGTAGTTGATTTAGACTTAGGAACACCTTGGTTAATCTGACGATAAAAAGACTCTGGTAAGCCGGTACGGATTGTAACCTGTTCGCCAGTTGGTAAATTACCTTCTTTAAATGGCATGTCTTCTAATGCCATGTTTGACTGCGATAACATTTCAACAATCATCGGGGTTTTACCCTTTGGATCGTTACGCTTTGCCCAATCAGTAAGCGTTAATACATTATTTCCAATAGTAGCCATGATAGCCTCTCGTTATTTCTTGCCGTAGAAGATTTCTTCTGCCGACAAGTTAGTTGATTTTGCCGCAGGCTTAGAAGCCTTTGGAGTTTTAAGCACTTTCTTTTTAATAGAAGTTACTTTATTCTTTTGCGCGTTGTACTTTGAAGCATCAATAATCGTTTGCCAATGGTGCGAATGACTAATGTTATTAACTTCATCCTGCGAATAACCTTTAGCTATAAGGTAATCACCCGCAACTTTCATATCCGTTTGAAAGACTTCTGTTAACTGTCCGTCTTTTTGCCATTTTGGATCGTAAGCATAAAAATCATTACTCTCCGCTACAAGTTCATCCTGAGTTAATACAGTTTTACCGGCTGGTTGTTTAGCCTTTAACTCTGCTAGCTTAGCCGCGCGCGCTTCTTGCTTAGGCTTTAACTCGGCGTACTTATCAGGGTCATAGTTATCAGATTCAATATCCAATAAAGAATTTAAATCGATTTCTTTATCTTCATTAACAAGAACCTCTAACTCTAAAGCTAACCCTTTTGCTTCATCGGCTTGAGTTTCAGCATCTTTTTTCAAATCAGCTGCCTCTTGCCATTTTTTAGTACAGTCGGCTTGCATTAACTTTACGTTATCATGCGCTTCTTTCCACTCTTGAACGTCGGTGAGGTTATGCTCAGTACCATCTATTTCAATGGATTGAACGTCCTCGACTTCATCGGCTTCTTCTTCGCTGCTTTCTGACTCTTCAGCTTCTGCCTCGGTATCGTCAACAACTTCCGCTAACTCTTCCTCGGTTTCTTCTGGTAATTCATCCGTTGACGCTTCGTCGGTTGGCACTTCGAGAGGCTCCGCTTCTGCATCTGGATAGAATACGTTTACTACTTCATCAAATGTTTGTACTTGTTCGTCACTCATCGGTTCATTTCCTGTTCATGGGTTTGGATATCTTCGAGTGCTTTGAATGCTGCGTTACCGCTTCGGATAATGGTTGAGAAGTGTGATTCAAACTCTTCTATCAAACCTAACCGTATATTGCATTCTTGCATTTGTTTCGTATCGTCAAACCCCAGGTTTTCAAACTTGTCCATGGTCAAGTGTTTCAACGTTGCCATAGATGCGATGAATAAAGGATGGTTGAGTATTGCTTCTGCCTGTTTAGCATTGTCAATACTTACCGCTAATTCTGTTTTATCTCTCATTTGAGTCCTAAGGGGTTATTCAAACTTTGTTTTACTTATTTTACCACTGTTTAACGCTAAATCATAATTGCAGTTGCTATTCCTGATATCCTGTACTAGTATCGGTACTAGATATGTAATCAAATGCGGAGTTTTAATGAATATAGTTAATTATAGTTATGCCAGGAAGAATTTCAGAGGTGTTATCGATAGTGTTGTTGATGATTGCGAGCCATGCTGTGTTGTGTCTAAAAACAATCAAGTAGTAATAATGAGCAAGTCAGACTACGACACGTTAGTTGAGACTCGTTATGTTGAGCGGCAGTTATTAAGCAGGAGCGATAGGTAATGATAACCAGTTACACGGAAAGGGGTGTACTAAAGAGTACTAACGCTATAAATTTTAACGGGAGGTTTATTTACTACATCATAAAGGGTGGGATAGTAATTTACATAGGTCAGACAACTAGTCTCGCGGCTAGAATGGTTAATCACAAGACGTCGTTTGATTTTGACGAATTCAGGGTTGCTGAGGTTGATGAATCCGTACGCCTTGATGATATTGAATTCATGCAAATAATAGAACACACGCCAAAGTACAATCTTGATTTGCCAACACCGTCATTCTTAATATGTAAAACAACGCTTTTAAAAATGATAGGTCGCGAAATAAAGA